GCACGTTGCAATTGTAATGCATCGAAACGTTGCAATTGATAATTAATACCAATAGAGTCAGTTTTATATTCTTTTTCAAGCAGTTCAAGAGTTTGCTCATGAGCTGACATGTGTGCTCTAATATTATCAGGATCTTGTTCAACTGCTCTCATATAAGATTCAGCAGCAGCTTTTGTTTTTTCAAGACGCTCACTAAATTTATTATTTAAAATATTGTTCACATCTGCAGTAATAGCGGAAGTAGAAAAAGTTGTATATTGAGCAAGATACTTAATAAGCATTTCACGCTTAACACTACTTAATTCCGCAGCAATGATGGGGATCATTTTTTGACAGATTGTATCAGGAGTATCAGAATCACTAAAGCTATCAAGTTGCCATTCAAAAGCAGAAAGCTTTTCTAAAGAAAGAAAAGCTTCGGAGTCTTCTTTGTCTTTTAAATAATCATCAATGTCTTTGTATTCTTCAGATGGAGGCATAACAACATAAGTGCTAATGCCTGAAGTAACTTTAAGAATATTTTCCAAAACTCTTTGAGTAGCAGCAAGACCTGCTTGATCCCAATCGAAGTTTAAAAATATACTTTTAATTCCTAGAGACTTAAGATAAAGCAAATGAGCTTCAGTAAAGGCTGTGCCGCATACTGCAACTGCATTCTTAATCCCAAGTCGGTAAAGTTGCATTAGGTCACCTGGACCCTCAACAATGTAAAGCCCATCCTTACGAGCATCTCGATAAGCAACATCGATACCTAATAAAGCTTGATTCTTTTTATATATTTGAGTTTCTGGAGTGTTTACGTATTTAGGTGTATTGGTTTCTTGGTAGTTTATGTTTCTACAAATAAACCCTACAGTTCTTTTAGCATGATCTTTGATAGCGAAAGTAACTTTATTATCGCCAAAAAAAGATTGGAATCTAGTTCTAATTAAGTTTGATTCATTAATAAATTCTGAATCCCAACCCCTTTTAATTAAAAGCTCAATTAATTGATCGGAATCAATAGTTCCAATAGAAGCGAAGGGTTGAACCCAATTTCTTTCTACAATATAAGGAACTTCTGAAGAATATTGACTTGCAAGAATATCTGATATTTCTTGTGCAAGCTTATAAAGCTTGATTCTTTGGCGATCTTTAAAAGAAATTTCTCCTAAAGAGTAGGGGATATTTAATTCTTCACAAAGTGTAGGTATGGTTAGAGTAAGCCATTCTGGCCCTGAAGTTGGCAAATTATCAAAGTAATTTGCCACAACAAAAATATCTCCATAGAATCCACAACTAAAACACTTAACAGTTTCATCATTAGTTTTTGGATTGAGGTGCATTGATGGATCATTGTCATCATGTGCAAAGCATTTAAATTTTCTGCCAGGTTTAAAATCTGGAACTTTCTTTTCTAAGTAAGCGGGCAGGCTTGCTCTTAACAGTGTAATGATTTCATCAATATTGGTTATATAAGACATTAAAAATCCTTATTTATTTAACAAGTGTGGTTTGCTTTCTATTAAGCCGTTATTGGTTATTTTTATAAATTGTACGTTAGTAGGTTTTAGATCTTCAGTAGATTGTAAACCCAAATAAGAAAGTGCTGAAGCTATACTTTTACTAGTATTATAATAAAACTCTTTAAAAGAGTAAGTTGGATAAATATAATTATTAGCTTGAACGCCTTCAGGTGCTCCACTAATATAGCCACGAACATCTAATTGAAATTCTGCTGAGGCTTGGCCCCTGTATCTTTTTCTAGAAGGCTTTCGAAAAAGCTTTCTGAAAAAAGTAGTAGTCCACCCCTCACTTTCAAAAGTTGAAGAGAGCAGCCTTCCTAACATTACTGCATCTGCACCAGCAGAAAGATACTTTACTATATCACCAGAAGTAGAAATACCACCATCGGCAATAATTTTAATATTAGAAGCAATGGAATTGGCTTCTTGAGCTACATTGTAAACAGCAGTTAAATTTGGAACTCCACAACCTGTTACAATTCTTGTACTGCAAGCAGAACCAGGGCCAATACCTACTCTAAGGTGGGTGCAGCCACTTCTAATACATCTGTTAGCTGAGGCAGCAGTAGCAATAGTTCCTGACATCAAACCTTTACAAAAGTTAGCTTGAGAATAAAGCGCGTATATTTTTTGTAAAAAAACAGTATCTCCATGAGCAACATCTATAGAGACATTTAGTTTTAAATTATTTTGTAAGCAGTATTCTCTTATGAAGTCAAAGTCGTCTATAGAAGATCCAACAGAAAACCAAAAATTTGAATCCTTTGCAAAAAGATGTAAAGCTTCTAACCTTTTTTCTTTTGTCAAAAATCTACAAAATACAGGAGCTTGATTGTATTTAAGCATGGCTCTTGAGAGTTCAATACCTGTAACCATATCCATAGGGCTACTATAAATATATGTGTCCAAAACACTAGCGTTGGATCTGCTTTTTAGTATCCCTTGTGTGGGTTTGAGTAAGACGTCATTAGTAGAAAGATATTCTTGAGACAAGAAATCGTTAGTAATCATTATTTTTCCTTAAAGAGTAAGGTTGTGTTTTCTTCTATTAACTTTTTACCTTTATAATAAAAAGAAGAAGAAAAATAACAAGTTTTATTTTTAATAAAGTTTAAAGCAATTTTTTTAGAAGAATTTATAAAGAAACAAAAAGCTTTCTCTTGTGAAGAGAAGGAAAGGCTTAATATATGATTATCAACATATATCTCAACTGAATAGTTGGGTAAGGTCTTTTGGGTTTCTTTGGGCATCATAACATATGTCCTTATATTCGCAGTAGCTACACTGCCAATCTCCTTTTTCAACAGGTTTTACAAGTCTAGTTTTACCTTCTTCTTGCTGCTTCTTTCGTTTTTCGTATTGAGTAGTATCAACTTTTCCTAATTTGCCAGCTTCATACATTTGAGTAATTCGCTCCTGAGAATACAATAATTCGTAGTCTGCAGGAGGTATATCAGTGGTATTTAAAACTTGAATAGTGTCTAAGTAATTGTGAATTATGCTTTGAATGCTTATTCCACTGTTTACTTTTTCACAAACAACAGGACTTATAGCTTTGTAGAATATGTATTCTAAACCATCGTCTGCTTCTTCAACAGTAACTTGGTACTCGCTATATCTACCGGTATCTCTTGCTCCGTAGGAAAGTAAGCCCTCGCCAAAGCGGTCATCATTGTTTGCATACCACCACTGGTAAATGCCAAGTTGCATGAGGTGAGAATCTCTAGGTTCACCTACGATTCCTTTTCGATGCTTAGCATCTGTGCCAATGACTGAGTTTGCATTAAATCCATAAACTGATTTAACTTCTACAATGTGATACTTACCTGTTTCTGGAGATATGACTACTAAGTCAATCTTGCCAGAAACATTTGCTTGAGGGACATAGACATTAGTTTGTCCTGCAATAAATACGCCTGCTTCTTTTGCTAAGTCAACGCAGTAATCTTCATAAAGCTGACCTTGTCGCCAAATCCATTTAGTATAGTTTGATACAGGTCTTTGATTTTCTTCAATATGTTTTACTAACGATTCAAGATGTTTATAATCTTGAGAGTAGTAATAGTTATCTTTAGCATATCTAAAGTATGCTTGTCTTCTACATTTTCCTACTAAAGTATCTTGTTTAAGGCCGGTAGCAGCAGAAGGCCAAAGAGTAGGTGCTTTTTGCTGATTTAGACCAGGTCTACTAAAGTAATTTGTCACATGTTCTATAAACGAAAAGGGCATTATTGTTCTTTCTAAAGCTTAATATCAATAAGATCTTCTGATTCAAGATCTTTTACAGCTTCATCTGTTGCTTGTTGTAATTCTTGAATCTTTAATTCTTGAAATTCTTCTAAGCCTGATTCTAGATCAATATCTGGATCATGCTCTTTGAGTTTCTTAAATAAGAATTCAATTAATATTGAGAGGTGGAGGATGGTTTGAAAATTATAATCAACTTTATTATTGATCATAGGTAATGTTTCTTTTAGATCATCAATTTGCATTATATGATTTCTTTCTTTATTGGTAAGTGGCTCCCCAAATAGATTGGAGTGCTATCATTAAAATTAGTATTTCCATCAGAGTCTTGATAGATTATTGCATAGCCATTCATGGCATTTTTAAAACGTAAATCGGGTTTAAATTGATAAGGGAGGCTATGTGCCATAGCCCCTTGCTCGATGAGTAGCTTTCCAGCAACTACACCTTTATAAACTTTATGAGTGTGTCCAACGACTATTGAGTCAAAATCGGTTTCAGCAAATCGATTTTGAAAATGATCTAGAAGTTTTACAACAGTAGCACCAGGGTAACGGCTAGCAAAACCACTAGGATGACAAAAAATAGTCTTTCCAACACGGACATACCAGCTGTCTTGAACTTGATAGGTAACATTTGAAAAGTCTAACCTGTCTACTAGCTCACCATATTTGTTAAGCTTTTCACCATTAGCTATTCGAGCTAATAAATCTGGCCTAAAAACTTGTGAAGCCTCTTTTTCAAAGCCGGCTTTCTGAACAGCTCTAGAAGTTCTGTAGTCATGGTTGCCTGAGACAATAACAATGTTTTCGAAGTTGTCTGAAAGGAAATGTACTAAATCGAAAGCTGCATTATATTCTTTCAATGCTGCAACTCTTTTAGATTTAGAAAAAGTACTGAAAATATAAGCATCTAAAATATCGCCATTTAAAACAATATAATCAGCATCCCTATGCTCAGAAAGAGCAACTCGCATATCTTCCCATAGGAAAAAGGGAATATGCAAGTCGCTAAAAGTGACTATTTTTCGTTCCTTAGAATTAGTCAAGCCCAAATCTAAATGTTGGCTTTTACTTCTGTATTCTTTAGCAGTTTTAATTACATTGACCCAAGCGTTATCATAAGGGTTCTCTTTGGAGTTTGTAATTTTATCACGATTGATTTTTGACCTAATTGCATTAGTTGTTCTAATGCTAAGGAAGCCCATTGATTTAGCTTGCCATTTAGACCTAAATAAGTCAGTCAATTCAGTAAGAGATTTTGAAATATTTTCTAATAAATATATTTCTTCTTCAGCGGTCCACTTCATAGTCTAGCCTGTATTTGTTAAGTTTATTGATAATAAGTTTTTTATCAGGTTCAACAGATTCGACTTTAACTTTAGCTGTAATAATATCACCTTCTTTCAATTCAAGTTTTGCATAACGAGAATAGAGTCCTGGAAATAGTATAAGTTCAGCAGATCCTGTTGAATCATCAAGTTCTATAAAAGCCATCTTCTTGCCTGAACGAGTTTGAATTGGTTTGTAAGAAAGTATTACTCCTGCAACATTAACGTAGGAACCTTGTTCTATCAAGTCTAAATCAGTTTTATCTATATTAAGCAATTGCATTGGATGGCCTCCAATATAGCAACCGATATAGTGTGCTTGCTCTAGTATGGCTTTCAAGTTGAGTTCCACAATAGAATCTTTAATTAATTCAGGAAAAGTAGGCTTTTCTTTTGGTTTCAGATCTACTAGCTTTTTAAGCTTTTGTTCTTCTAAAGCTTGAAGTTCTTCAGACCATGTATGGAGATTATCGACATCTCCTTCCTTTTCTTTACCTTTGTTAATTCTGTTTTGTGTTTTTTTTACTTCTTTGCGTAGAAAATTTCTTCTCTCAATTAGAGGTAAGACCCTATTGTTGTAAGAGCGTCTTTCGACTACATCAAGTTCACGCTGTTTATAAGTTTCAAAATCTCTAATATAGTTATATATATCGGTTGTTTTGGTTAGTAAATCAACTCGATCATAACCTAAGCTATCAAAAGTTCCAGCTTTAACTAAAGCTTCAAAAGCTTTAGTATTCACCTTCTGAAGGTTTACTCTGTTGAGAAAATCTTTTACTCCCTTAAAAGGAGTGTCTCTGCGAGCTTTAATAATCATTCGAGCTGCAGTCTTACCTACATCTCTAATAGCATTAAATCCAAAGTAAACTTCATTGCCATGTATAGTGAAGTCAAAAGAGCTTTTGTTTATACTTGGAGGGTTAATTTCTACGCCAAATTTTTTAGCTTCCTTTATATATTCTGGAGCTTTAATAGCCCAAGATTTAGGTTGTAAAGTTTTAGATCTAGTAGTCATTAAAGCAGTAAAGAATTCTGCAGGGTAATGAGTTTTAAAATAAGCACTAATATAAGTTAATAAAGAATAACTTACACTGTGTGCCTTGTTGAAACAGTTAGAAGCTACTAAACCATTTTCTAAAACAAAATTATGGTTGCCTTCTAAGGAGGCAACTCCAATATCATATACTGGTTTTTTACCAATATATTTCTTATTAACAATTTTCATTAATTTCCTTTTAATAAAAAAGTGGGAGTTTTCTATTAAAGAAAAAACCCACTTAAAAAACAAGATTAAATTTTATATTATTTTAACTAGTAATTTTATTTCAATTCATAAGTTAAAGTAATTCTATCGTTTACATCGAGTTGGAATCCGGCTACAGAGCCATTCCAATAAAGAGTATCGTTAGCTGCGATTGCAGTAAGAGCTCTAGCAGTTGTACCACCATCAGCAGAGAAGAAGCAGTCTTTAGTTTTAACACCTTGACCAAGTTCTTGCATAATTCCATTAACAACAACGTTAACCATTCCAGCAGGAGCAGCAGCGATAGTAACACCAGAAGTATCACCATCATTTGAAGTTGCAGATGGAGTTTCAAATTGATCTCCGGAAGCCATTCTAGGAGCAGAAATAATACCTCCACCTTGAGATG